TCAGCAACACCAATGAATAAAGAGCGGCGTTCAATCTCTGGTGAACTGCCCTGTGATTTATTCAAGGCTTGGGTTTGAACCTTGGGGAATGTCATGTTTCACGCCTCACTTTTTTGAAATAAAGTTTTTAATTGTTTGCACCATGTCTGAAATATCTTCATTCGATGCACCTAATACTTGTCTTTTGGGTAAGGTGATCAGCCATGATTGCTTTTCAGCCTTATCCCGCAATACTCTCAACAACAAACCGGCTTGACCGATTTTCAGGTTTTCCATAATCCATTTTTGACTTGGGCGTTTTGTTCGTCCGTCAATTTTGGCTTTGAATCCGGCGGCCAAAAGTGAACGCGCTTGTTCCCTAGTGGCTGGCTCTGAATAATCTGGTTCACCAAATAACCGTTTCATTTTTGCAGCGGTCCACTTTTCGGCTAATCCGTGGTGATGCTTATAAGCTATCGAACCCATCAGATTATTTTTCCAAGTGACGGTTGCCCGCCCTTCTTTTGCGTAAACCACCAAACCTTTTTTCAAACCCTTCAACATTTTCTTGTTTCCGGTTTTTCGTTTGGCTAGTTTTCCGCCTCTCACATCCGTTTGAGTTTGAATGCGTTTCCCAGTCCCCTTGACAGCAATTCGGCCAAGGCTTCGGTTCAATCGTTTCTTTTCTGTGGCGGTTAGCTGGTAAAGCTTTTTCACGTCCTTTGCAGTTAGCAATGGCCCCACATCAATTGAACCTTCAAGCACTTGTTTTATGCTCTAAACTAATTTCACTGGCCGCGTCCGCTTCTTGTTCACCGCCTGTGTACTTCACGCCCTTAATTTGAATCATTCCGCTTGTGTCTTCGTGTAGATAAATCTTTTCAACAAACGTCAATTGAATTCCCAAATTGTATTGACCGTCACCAATGGCGCTTCCATCCATTCTGGGTTCACCTTCCCGTTCTGGATTTCGGCCTGCATCATTTTCAAGTAGCCAAGCCATAACAACCGCCACCATAAAGCTTGGGTGTTGGCAGCATTCTTCAAAAGAGAAGTTGGCTTCATACTGAATTTCACAAAGTAAGAAGCCCTTTTCAGTTTGTTTGTGCATACGCTTGACGGTTAGGGTTTCAACCCAAGCGTCAAACTTGCCTTTCTTAACCAATTTCAGGCCATTGAAATAATCTTGTAAGGCTTCAAATTTCTTCACTAGATCAATTCCACTGTGGCCGATGTCATACCATGCAATTCACGAATTGCCTGATTGCTCCGGATCATTAGTTGCTGTTGAATCACATCAAAATTGGTTTCCAGTTCTTCCGCTTTCTCTCGTTTGCTAACAGTAATCAGCAACGGCAATAGATTTGAACGCGCCACACCAAACACAGCGGTTTTGTAGTGAAGCTCTAAAACGGATTCGCCGCCGATGCTTTCCGAATCACTTTCAATCAAAGTGGGAAATTCACTTGACGCTTTTATTGACTTCAATTGACGGTTCACATCAACCATGGCCACTTTTAAAGAATGAATAACCTTTTCAGAATCCACGTCATTCACGTCATGAAATACATTCTGAAAATCAGCCACGTTAATGTCAGGAAAAAACCCGTCATTAGTTATGGTCTGGTCACTCTCTTGAACTGGGTTATATCCAAAGCCCATGATTCAAATTCCTTAGTTGGTTTAGGTGCTGGCCGTTTCGGTTTAAGGTTTAACAGGGTTAAAACCTGAAACCGCCACCGAAGGGCCAGCGGGTGGGGTGGAGCCGTTAAGAGGCGTCCGCCTCATTACTGCCAGAATCATCACCGTTTGGTGTGTCTTCTGAATTCGTTTCGCCAGTTGGTTCAGGCTGATTGACCTTTAACTTTTTGACTTTCTTTTCAACCGTGTCACGGTCAGTTTTACAACCAACCTTTGAATCAAGGTCCATTGCACGATTGAATAAGGCCAAAGACATTTCCAATTCTTCAATGTCTTCTGAGTCCATCAGATACCGGCCTTTTAATTTCAAATATTTGGCTTTGATCTGGTCATATACGTCCAACGTATCCATGAATTGAATGGTGTCGGATAGGTACGGTTCAGAGGAATTCCCCGCCTTGTATTGTTCTTCTAGGTAGTCATGCAGTTCATCAAGTGCAAATTCAGTGACGGTTGACTTGAAGTACAACAAGCCTTTTTCTTTCGGCATTTCGTCTCCGGCTTTGATGCACTCTTGTGCGTATTTCAAAGCGGGTTCAATTTGCTTGGTGTCAAAAGCCCAAATCATCATCACAACAAGCACAGGGTTTGGATAACGTTTTTCTTGTGACAAATAAGCGTCAATGTAAGGAAGGTATTTTTTCATAGCTTCCTTTTTTTCAACCTTGCGTTGTTCAATGCTTTTGATTTCTTTCAAAAGCTTTACATCTTCCATGATCATTTCATGGTGACGTTCCATTTCCGCTTTTGCGCCTAATCCGCTAAGATTTCGCGCCGTCACTTGTTGAACGGTTTTTGTTTGAACTGTTTGTTCACCCGCCTTGCAGCGTGCTTGATGCTTTTTCATAAAAGACATAATTAATTCACCCCGTTTGTTTTAAAGAATCAATGAAACCGCCGAAACGGTTTCATTGGATTAGTGACTGGAATTATTGCCAGCCACCGGCACCATCAGGCAGAAGCACGTTTTTGAATTCAATACATGCAAGCGCTTCATAGTCTTCAACAACGTATGCGTCATTCATTGACATGAAGTTTTCATACTGATCTTTTTCGGCGTGGTCCTTAATGGTTCGGCGTAGTGACCCTTTTTGGGTGTAGTGGCCCAAGTTTTTATAAGATGTGATCATCAAGCCACGTTCCGGGAACATAGCGTCTTGTACCGCTGGCAAGCTGCCGAATTCGCTGGTGACTGCCTTGGTTTCAATTCGCTCCTTTTCCGTTGGCTGACTGCCTTGGGTTTTGTATAGCGCCACACGTTGGGAAGATAAAAGTTCATCACCAATGATGACTTTCATATTTGGGTCTTTTCGCTTGTGGGCTGGAATGCCTTGCTTGATGTCTTCAACAAGATGGTCAAGGTTTACATAGTCACCACCGGCACCAATTCGAATTTGACCAGCCACGGACCCTTCCGAAAGCATTTGTGATGCGGCGTTGTCACGAATCTTTTGGAACCAACCAATGTTCACGTCTTGCAAAAGTGGATTTGATGCCAAGTCAGTGGTGTCCGCGTGGCTTTCACCATACCAACCAATCATCACCTTATTGTTTGCAATGGTTTCATTGATTAGGTCTTGCAAAAGCTGCATGAAGTTCTTGAATTCTGCCCATTCGTCAAGCAATTCATAAGGAATCGCAACGTCAAAGTTCGTTTTCTTACACTCGTATTGATCATCATCAATACCCTGAATTTTTTTAGGTACACGAACACCCGCGCCACTGGTATCAGTGCGGCTGGCAATTTGAGAAACGGCAGACAAGCCAAGTTTTGCGCCTTTGATTTGAGTAACCATGCGCGTGTTGATCTTGCTTAAAAGATCAGATTTGGCCGCCAGTGCTTTTTTAAGTGTTTGTTCAACACTTGGTGTGGCTGCAAATTGCTTGGCCGCTTGCACAGTCGCTGGGGAAGCACCGTAAGCCTTGGCAACATTTGCAATCCAATTGGAAATTTTACCGCGTGTAAAATTTTTCATTGATTTTAAGTCCTGTTTTAAATTCGGGTTAAAGGGTTAACAGCTCGGTTTTTGAAATTCGCTTAATTAGCAAATTTCAAATTCTGGTTCACCGTCACCGTCCGGGTCCGTAAAACCAAAGGCTTGTTCTTGAATTGCTTTGAATTGCTTTGATTGCTCGCTTATTGTTTCGTTTTGCGTTTTAACCAAATCCTTCAATTCAGATACTTCATCCTGCAAAGCTGAGAAATCTTTGATTTCAGGTGTAGTGGCAGAACCTTCTTCAATACCCTCACCAGAATCACTACCACTCAACTTGGCTGAAAAACCTTGAATGGCTTCTAATAGTGCCGCGTTGGTTTTAGTTTGATTTGCCATGAATTCTTCAAACTGTTTGGCTTGTTCTTCGTTCATTTCGTTGTCTTCCTGTTTTGGTTTGACTGGGTGTTGGGCGTTGAATTGGTGGCCGTTTGGTTCAACTTCTTTCAGGTAGTCAGAAAAACCGTTGTCCACTGCATTTGTATAGGAATTGTTAGGGGCTGATTTTGCGTTGAACTTTAGGGCTTCGGTTCCTACCGCCCCCGGTTGATCTGTAATTGCAAAGCCTGCCATGTACGCTTTGCCCGTTTTTTGAAAGTCCGGCCAAATCTCAATAGAAGTGAAAATCTTTTGATTTTGTTTATTTAGGGAAATTAAAAGTTGATTAGGTGATAGAACAGCAAACAAACCAACCTTGTCATGAATCAATGGGGAATCGGGTTTGTTCACCTTTTCAGATTTTAAAGCTACTACCTGACCATAACTGCCCCAATTGCGAACATGTTCATTGTAAATGTTCGCCGTGTAAAAATTCGGGTCATAGGTTTCCGCTAGTTCATTAATTTCATCTTCTGTGATTTCACGGCCATCAATCGAATCACCGGCAACGGCTACCCGATACCATTTAGTGCGAAGTTCAAAAGCCATGAATTTGATTCCTTTAATTGGTTAAGCCAGCGGCTGTTCATATCAGTGGCCCCAACCATATTCAGGAAAAATGAATTGAAAAAGCGGTTTAATTCCAGATTCTTCCAGATTGTTCAGAACTGGAAGAATCTGGAATTGTTTTTGTGATTTGCGGGTTTTCTTCATTTAAATTCGCGTCATGGCTTATAGTGAAGAAACCAAAACCGCCGCCAAGATTCTGTTTTTGCGCGGCGTGAAACCACCTCAGATTTTGATTGAAGTTCCTGAAATCAATAATGTTCGGGTTATTTATAACTGGGCAGAAAAAGAAAATTGGTGGGATCAAATCAAACACCTAGACCCGCGTGTTAGTACTGCGCGGCGTTTTAATGCGCTTATAGATAAGCCCAACAAAACTGACAACGATTTCAAAGAAATTGATATGTTAATGAAGGCAATGGAACGCCTTGATAAAGTTAAATGGATTAATGAACCCAATTCCAAAGAGCGCATAAAAGAAGGGAAGGAAGAAGCCAACCAAAGGGCAAGTGAACGCAATAGTGAAGGCGGTTCCAACTCTGGAAGAAAGCGAAACCGTAAAAAGGGTTCAAAAAAGAATGATATTGATCATCTAACCCAAGCGGACTTTGATGAAAAATTTTCTAAGATGCTCTATGGGTATCAACAGAAATGGCGCGATGCTAAAAACAACCCTGAAATTTGCCGCACTCGCTTAATTCTTAAATCCCGTCAGATTGGTGCAACGTGGTATTTTTCGGCGGAAGCGTTTGAAGATGCCGTGATCAATGGTGATAACCAAATTTTCATGTCTGCTAGTCGAGCGCAAGCTGAAATATTCCTTTCATACATCAAAGGATTTGCACTTGATTGGTTTGGAATAGAACTTAAAGGCAATCCATGCGCCCTTTCCAATGGTGCTGAATTAATCCCATTGTCTGCAAGTTCCAGTTCTGTGAACGGCTACCATGGCCACACATACAATGATGAAATCTTTTGGGTGCAAGGCTTCAAAAAGTTCAAGGATATTTCTTCTGGTATGTCTACCCATAAAAAATGGCGTAGAACCTATTTTTCAACCCCTTCAACCGTAAATCACCAAGCGTACCCATTCTGGTCAGGGGATGAATGGAAAGGCTCCAAGAAAGCCCGGAAAGACATTGAATTTCCAACGATCCAACAACTACGCGGTGACGGCCAATTGTGCCCTGACAAGATTTGGCGGCATGTGGTCACGATTGAAGACGCGGCCAATGATGGGTGTGATCTATTTGACGTGGAAGCATTGCGCGAAGAATACGGCGAAGACGAATTCAACAACCTATTCATGTGTCAATTTGTGGATGATCAACAATCCGCGTTCAAACTTTCCAAACTCCAACAGTGCGCCAATGATGCCCTGTATGAAGAAGAAAAGATCAATTTAGAAAATGAACGGCCCGTTGGCAATCGCCCTGTGTGGATTGGATACGACCCCGCCCGGACCCGTGACAACAGTGTTGTCATTGTTGTGTTGCCACCACTGCCACCAGAAACAAGACACAAGTGCATTGAAAAATTCACTTGGTTGGATAAGTCCTATACATGGCAAGCGGAACGCATCAAAGAACTGGTGGAAGTTCGCTATAACGTAGAGCACATTGGAATTGATGTGTCAGGCCAAGGGCGTGGTGTGTTTGATATTGTGAAAGACTTTTATTTCAACGCCACACCCATCACCTATTCACCCGAAAAGAAAGTGGAATTGGTTTTAAAAGCCAAAGACCTAATGGCATCTAATGACCTGCAATGGCCAGCAACGGAAGAATGGAAAGGCATGACACAATCATTCTTGTTGATCAAACAGGATGTGACAGGGGGCGGTCAAACCACCTACAAAGCCACACGCAACAACACCAATGGCCATGCTGACGAATCATGGGCATTGATGCACGCCATTGACAAAAACAAATTAAACCGAAAAGACACCACAACCAGCACTTGGAGCATTGCGGCATGACACAACCCATGACAACAGCGGACGAAACCAACAGTGAAATCATGGCGTTCAGTTTTGGTGAAACAGAATCCGTCATCAATGATGCTGGTTTTATGGATGGCTTCGGCAGCTTTGAAGATTCATCAAAAGGCTATTGGGAACCGCCCATTGAAAAAGAAGGCTTGGCAAAAATGGTCCGCGCCCATTCAACACACGGTTCAATGGCGCAACTCAAAACCAATCTAATTGCCAGTCACTTTGACCGTTCCAATAAGTTCGTTTCTTACTTGGACATGTTCAAAATGATCATGGATTGGAATGTCTATGGTGAATTTTATTTTCAATTCATCGTCAATCGCTTCAATCAACTGTTGGCAATCAAACACCTTCCCGCCGTATCCATGCGCGTTTCTTCTGAGAAAGGGAAATTTGTAAAAGTCGCCAGCAATAACAAATTGATTAAATTCAAAAAAGGGGAAGTGGTACAGGTTATACGCTACCATTTAGAAAATGAAAAGTATGGTTGCCCTGAATACCTGGGCGCATTCCATTCAATCCTACTGGGTGAAGAATCCATCTTATTTAAACGCCGGTATTATAAAAACGGCGCACACATGGGTTACATATTATTTTCACAAGACCCAAGTTTGAAACCTGCCGATGAAGAAAAATTGAAACAAGCCTTGGCCAATTCTAAGGGCGTGGGAAATTTCAAATCCATGTTTGTGAATATTCCACAAAGCACCGCAAAAGAACCATTGAAACTGATTCCCGTTGGTGAAGTTAAATCAAGTGACGACATCACCGAAGTTCAAAAAGTAACAAAGGAAAATGTGGTAGATGCTTGGCGAATTCCACGGGCGCTATCAAACGCCCAAACAGAAAACGGCAACACTGGCGATATAGTAAAAGCCACCTTGGTTCATACAGAATTAGAAATCATTCCAACATTTCCACACATTGAAATGATGAATGAATTTTTACCACCAAAAGCACATGTGAAATTTAACCGACCAAAAACATCAATTTTTGACGAACAATAAAATAGGTTGTAGTACAATGGATGCTAAAAATAATTTTGAATTCATTGGGGAAGAATCAATGGGACAGAAATGTACTAAGTGTTTTGCACCTGCACATTGTTATGGAAGCCCGAATGTTAGCGGCGGGAAAGGTGAATCAGAAATTATTCACAGGTATTATGCTTGCTCTGACGTTGGCCCCGGTCGATGCAATACACAATTCACCATTGTGTCTCACTTCGGAAAATATATTGAAGGCAACCCCCAAATGTCTTTTGATATGGATGACCTTTTAGAAAGAATCCCATCCATGGATTCTTCACAGCAACAACAATTGTTAGAAGCTTTGCAAAAGAAAGCTTCATAATTAACTAGCCGCCGCTGACAGCCTATCTAATAAATCAGAAATAGCCGTTCTCTCCCTATCGCCCAAAGTTATGGAATGACCATTGGGCAAACTTGCCAACAAAAATGAAACCAAGTTCGCTTGACCTCTCCAAGCCTCCTTCTGGGCTGCGGGTTGGGTGCTTTGACGATCAGACATAAATACTCCTTATTGATCCCTGTCTGTTTGATTGCACTGCATGTGCGCGGCACAGATTACCCAAAAATGAATACCTGTTCACAAATAAAAGCGGACATAACGTGTCCGTCTTTTAATAACTTTTCATCCAAAGGACACACTTTGTCCGGTCGTTTAGCTATCATTCATACCATTGACTTACAATTGGTTACATTTAGTACACCCTGCAAGATTATGGCTATCCGCGACCCAGTACGGGAAAAAAAGCAATTTGCCCAAAACCTGATCCGGTTGATGCGTTCCGCTAATGTAAAGCAGAAAGCCCTAGCAAGGGAGCTGGGCACCACTCCTAGAACGATTAGGCGTTGGCATACCGAAACAGACACAACGTGGCCCCCTGCGGCCATTCTGCCAGCCCTAGCACGGGAGCTGGGTTGCTCGATTGATGCCCTATATTCATTTGAACCAGAATGGCTACCAAAAACACAATCCGAACGGGAAATTTTGCAAGTTGTGAGAAAAACACCCCGAAACTTACCTTTACCCATGATCACCAACGCCATGTCTTTAATCCTGTTAAGAATGAGCGATGATCAAAGGCGGGCATGGATGCAAACGGGTAATTGGATTGTAGAAGGGAATAAGGTAGATAAAGAGAAATAAAAAACCCGGCACATGGCCGGGTACAAAGGGTGCTTTTTGTTTATCAGGGTTTTAAGCCATAAACGCTTTGACTTCAATGATTTCTTGGGGCGCTCTACCTGTAATAACCAGAAACCGCCTCCAAATTCCATAGGGACATTTTCTTGAACCGTCTTTGAATGCTCTTATTCTTCGGTCACTATTCACACCCAGTAAAGCTGCCAACTTTTTGTCTGTTCCGTATTCTGGGAAGTGTTGTTGAAAGTGCCGAAAATACGCCCCTACAACGTCAGGGTGTGGCGCTTCAAATCCCTGTGATTCAGTCAAAAGATGGGCGTTTGAATAGTCTGATTCGTTAATCTCAGACTGTGATTCAATCACAGGGGCTTTTAAATTCTCTTTTAATTGTTTGATAGCCGTCTTGGTGCTTTCTTCAAAAATAAACTTTTGTTGTTTCTTTATATCTGGAATATCAATTTTCATTATTCAACCCCTTCATAATCTTCATTGATTTTATACAAACCATTTACTTCATCCACGACCGTCACAAAACCACGTTCAATGGCCACTTCTAACAATTCATCTTCATCTAACTCAAAATTAAAACTAGGCGCTTGCTTAATAAACAATTCTTTTTTGGTGATCAAATCCGGATAAACTTCTTTATCTGGCTTTTCTTCAACTTGACGGGAAACAATTTTAATTTTTTTATAACCTTGTTCTTTCCAAGAATCCCGTTCAGCTTCTTTTTCATATATGCAATCTTGCTTGTCATAACTACCAAACAAAATTTCAACTTCACCGTCAATTTCCGCTTTTACTTCAAAGTAAGTGTTCATGTAATTTCCTTTTAAACTGTTAAAAGTTCGGGGGCTTTCGCCCCTTCCCTTATCGTGGTGACAGTTCAATATTCCGAACGTCTGAAACACGAATGTTGACCAAGGCCAAGGTTCCGTTTGCTCTGGGTTCCCATGCTTTTATGTTGTGAATGTGTTCAAAACATAAATAAAGGTAATCAGGCAAGAGGATGTCAGTTCTGTTGACCTTTATTCCAATGTGTTCAGGGTTGAACTCTCTGGAAGGTTTGCCAACTTGACTTATGGCCCCCCGACGAATCAAAAAGAAATCAGCATCTTGAAAATTCGTCTTAATGGTCGCTACATCGCAAAGTTTCATTTCTCGTTCCCAGTGGCATCGACTAGCCCCCTCAGAATGAGTGGCTCTCTGCGTGCCACCATGAGATATATAATAGGATCTTTGATCCTATTTGTAAACCCCTAATTAAATAAATATTTGAAATAAAAACCCGACACTTGGCCGGGTTTTCAATAACACCATCATTCAATGGACGTTCCGCCATTGATGGCGGTTTTTATTTGTTTTGACGCTCGTATTCTCGCCCACGGTCAAAACAATACTGGGCAAAATCATCAATTGCGTCTCGTATTAGTTTATTAACTTCATCTATTTTCTTTTGATCCCTGCTGTTCACATCATCCGCATAATCACCGCGAGCCGCGTCAAAAATCACATGGGTTAACTCGTGATTTCCTGCGCAGTTTTTCACTTTTACAATTTCTACGATTTCCATTCCATTTTCCAAATAACAAATAATTCAAAGTGGACGCTCGTTAAACTCACGCCATTTAATAATCGGGTTATGCCCTGCCACCCACCCACGGGCCATGGGTCAACTATGCCTGAGTAGCTAGGCTCTGAGTTAAAACGGAATATCGTCGTCGAAATCCCCGAACTTATTTTCTT